TTAATATGATCCTGTTCTTTCATTTTATCATTAACTTTACTAAATTTAATTTTCCCAGTTAATGCATCCCTCTCAATATCATTCTCGTTTGGATGTATCACAAAAAATTTACCGTATTTATCATATATAGATCCTAATGAAAACCCACTCGTTAAATATTTAGGAGGAATATTCTTATATATTGAATCTATTTTATAATCATAATATTCATCGTTACCATAATATAATAATTTACCATCCAAGTAAAATTGCGTCTGGATGATTTGTCTTATATTCGCTCTAATATCCACTATATTATCTAATATATCAATATCTTCTTTATAATTTTCTACTGAATTTGGATCGGAATTATCGCTTATTAATGGATTTTCATTATACCCTCTGGATAATAATTTATATATTAAATTACTGATATCACTTATACATATATCATATGGAGGTTTGACATCATCTCTAGATCCTTTTTTATACATATAATAAACTGTACCATCCGCTACTCTCCCGACACGGCCTCTTCTTTGGATTCTACTTGAATTTGATATTTTTTCCTGTGATATGACATTAGTATTACTAAATACATTATAAACATCAATTTTCGAATATCCAGTATCTACTACATATCTCAAACTAGATATAGTTATAGATGCTTCTGCCACATTAGTAGCAACAATTATTGCACGAGTATATGTACCAGATGAAACAGACGGTAATTCTAAAGTACTATCTTCTATCTTTTCCAATAAAAATAATTTATCAACCGTTATTTTATCTTTTTCTCTATCTATCTTTTCAACAATATTTCTCCATTCATTGGGTAATGCACTATAAAATGGAAGACAAATTACATTATGAGGTATCAAGGAATTTAATTCTTTACAAATCCTATTAATTTCTCTTTGCCCTATCGAAAATAATAATATATCTCCAGTTGTCGTTTTATTTGTAATCTCAACTATTTTCTTTATTGCCTCCTTTTCATTCACATCATATGTATCTGTAGTTGAATCATCTAAATATATATCTTCTATTTTATATTTTGTTGTTTCTCCAGGAGGAGATATATGAAACCTTCTATCAACATTAATACGATCTAATTTATTAATTTCCAAATTTCTATTTATCGGGTATATAGTATTATCATTTATGTCCCTATAATATCTTCTATAAATTGGTTCATCTTCATCTAAAGTAGCACTTATAATTATTAATTTTATGCTATTATTATAATATAATGTATTTCTCATTATAGTTAATATTGCGTCCATATTTTTATTATGTTCGTGAGATTCATCAACTATCACAATATCATATATATTAGCGAGAGTATATTGATAACTTTCCTCATCATCATATGTTTCTTTTTCTATCTTTTTTTTTAATAAAATATTTCCTAACAATTCTTCTAATAATGTACCATCAGTTACAATCCGCAAAAAATAATTTTGAATAGAACTTAAATGACTACCTTTCATATGTTTATATTGAATGTAATTATACGTTGAATCCAACGATCTTTCTAATGTTTTACTATATTGATTAATTGGTACTCCCATTTGTCTTGATATCTCTTCAGCATTATTCACAACTGGAGGCACTCTCGGCTGAGTACATATTATTTTACCATTATCATTATAATCAATAGATTTAAGAGCATATAATAATAATTTTGGTGTTTGTGTTGACTTACCTACACCAGTTCCACCAGTAACAAACAATACACGATTATTAATATAATGATGAAAAAAATTAATTTGAGAAACCCAATCCAATGCATAGGCTAAATACCATCTATCTTTCTTAATCAATACATCTAAATAATCATCATCGACATAATTAGAATCATCCTTATAGCGAATTTTACCTAAATTTTTATATGGTTCTCCAGTGAGGAAATAGTTTGTATTTTCATAATATTTTTTATTATTTTTAAACACATGCTCTTGTAACATTTTGGCATAATATTTGCTACTATTTTCTTCCGGTATCAATTTATTATCAGTCAATTCTTTCACCGGTGTAAATATTGATAATGTACCCTTAATTATTAATGTCGTAAACACTATGTCAACTATATTTTTTTGAATTTCTCCAAATATTCTAATATTATATCTCCTAATATCATCTATCGTAATTCCACTATACACTCTCCTCAAATTCGTCGTAATATTAAACCAATTTAATATATCACTGTTTTCGGTAGATGTTAGTCTATTACATATTAATTTTTTATCATCTTCTGTTAGTGTTATCCAATGATTAGATAATTTAATGTATTTTCCATCATCTAATTTATGATTCAAAGATTTTCCAAAATTATATATATTTTTAGGAGTTACATTTTGATTTTCATCTAAATATAGATCGGTATTTAGTTTATTATTACTAAATAATTTATTTCCATACCATGATTTTTTAAGTTTAATAACATTTTGCATAATAAATGTATAAATATCTCTTACTGGAACTAATTTAATAACATCATATAATTGCTCGGTTTTTAATTTATTTACTGAATTAATTATGTCTTCATCATCTTTATTAATATAATCACTGGAGAATTGGATATAAGTATAATCTTTATCTCTAATAAGATCATTTATATTGGTATAATTGAAATTAAAAAATATAACTAAATATTTAAAAACGTCATTAATAAATTCACTTGAATAATTTTCCATTGACTGATTATATTTCACAATATTAAGGAATGTATTCCATGAATTTTCGTATTTAGTTTGATCTGATAAATCATCCCATTCATATTCTTTCAACATATTCGTAATAGGGAATAATTCATTAATAAATTGTATGAATAATACTGGAGTTTCATTAATACCTCTTTCATATAATAACCATTTAGCAGCTTTAATATTATCATATAAATCATTCACAATAGAATCATAAATATCTCCTACATACAAATGACTCGCATTAAATCCATCCTCATCTATCCCATTCCATGAAATTAATTTTTTATCTTTATTTAATGCTATTTTTGTTTTTTTATACACTTCTGTTTCTTTATACGTTTCAACAGTTAATGGAACAATATTTACCCAATTAATATATAATTTATTCGCAATTGTTTGAATTGTATTACATAATAAATAATAATTGTTCATAAAGAAAAGTTTATTAAAATGAACCAATTCATTATCTTTTCTTTTATATCTATTATATTGCACATTACAAAATTTAAAGGGATTTTTCAGATTATCCGTCTTTTCAACATATAAATCATCAAATGATTTCAATTCTTTATACAATCTAAAATTATCCCTGTCATCAATAAATGGTAATAATAAATTCATTATAGCTATAATATCACGATTATTGTTCTGTTTTAGTTGATAAATAAATTTATTTATATTAAGATTAAACTTAATTTTAATCAAATTAATTATTTTAATAATATGATCTATCAACAATTTTCTATCCAAAGAATTTAATTTAATAAAGATCTGATTGATAATAGTTTCTATATAATCATTAAATTGATCCATCTCAATATATAATACAATATATATTTTTCTTGTCATAATAAGCATATTGTGGTTATTATGAAATTTAGTTAAAATATTTTATTGCCATTTCATCATCTGAGTCCAATATATATTGATCAATTTCGATATCATTTTCAATTGATTCAGGGATATTTAATGAATAGGTTCTTATTTTACGGGGTATTTTTTCCAATTTAACTTTAACTTGTATAATATCTTCCTTTTGCGTTATTGTTTTTTGAGATACAGCGTTTAATTTACGTAATATAGGTTCTTTGATTGAAATATTTTTTGCTTTCGGTAAATTATCCTCAGGAGTTTGAACAAATGTTTTACTAAACATATTTTTCTTTAATGGTCTCTCAATTTTTCTACCTATTTTAATATCATTTATCGGTATTTCAGGAACATAGCTTTTTATATTAATTAATTTCCTTAAAATAGGCTGATTTTGTACTTTATTTCGAGCTTCCCTTATTTTTATATCAGGAACATGACTTTTTATACCATTTATTTTCCTTAAAATAGGCTGATTTTGTACTTTATTTGGGTTTTCCTTTCTTTCCATATTCTGAACAATACTTTTAACTCTATTATGAATATTTTTTGCATTAACAGGTCTATATACATCCGCAACTTTCGCTCTATTAATCATTTCAATTACAGGTTCCTGAAAGGTTACAACATTTTCAATAACAGTTTTCATCTTTTTTTTCCGATTTCTTGTTAACTTAATCGATGGCAATGATTGAATATCTGTTTGAGGTTTTTTATTTTTATTATTTGATTTGATAGCGTCTAGAATATTAGGCTGTTTAATACATATTGATATAAGATCAGTTGGAGGTATATTCTTTATCCGAATACTCTTAAGTTTCCGTTGTTTTTTAATATCTTCGCGGAATGAACCAAATTTTTGTAATTCGTTCATAATATTATATAATTACATAATATTTTTATCTAATTCAATTATAAATTTTAGACGGTTTACCTTTAATTTGCACTGATCCAACTGTATCACCTTTAGAGACATTTTTTATTTCAGTGTAGATTACTGTATAATACTTACTATTCTCCTTACAATAATTAGCAGCTTGATTGATATAATTCTTTGGAGATGATTTTAGTTCTCCATTTTTATATTTTTGTTTGAGTTCTGCATATGATGAACATAAAATTACGTGTGCAGATGGTAGCTTATCTAAATGGAACCATAGATAATTTTGTTTTGATTGATCTATTATATTCCAATTATCTTGTGCATTTTCGCCGATCCAATACGTGACTTCATTATAAATAACAGTCTTCATTGCTATATATATAAATATATATCTAAATCATTTAAAGATTAACTGCTTTTATAAAAATATTATATGATTGAAGTTAAATTCCTTGAACCTAAAGATAATCCTTTTATTAGTGATAATGCTAGGAAAAATTTAAGAAAACGATTGAAAAAAATATTTAAAGCTTCTAGTGATGATAATGATTTTATAAAAAGGTTTGTAGCAGTTAAGGAGACTCTAATAAATGAATATTTTACATATAATAAATTATATAAAACGAATTTATTCGTGCGAGTAGAGCATTTTAAATTAAATGAGAATGAAGATAATACTGTAATTAAATTAGATATTGAAAAAATAGAGGATAGACATATGGTATTAAAAGAAGCAATTAAGATAAAGGAACGTATGAAAGAAAATCAGAAAATAATTGCTGAAAAATTAAATGATAATAAATATAAAAAGGATAAAAGAGTTATACCGGAGATGATTAATTTGTATGAAACTGCTGTAATTAGATTACCGAATGTCGATATATCAAATCCAAAAGATATTCTTGATAACATGGAAAATGAAAAGGTTAAATTTTATAAATATTTATTGAATATTATAAAAGATGTTAAAAATGATGCATATAATAAAGATATGTTACTTCATAATGCTTATACAGATTATATGTCATTTATGACAAATATTCCGATAATGGTTCCAAAAGATGTGAAGGAATATTTTGAAAAGCCGAGTGTTGAGGTTGAGGATGTTGATGAATATCGGGAAATGCTTAAAGAGTAATTATACAACATGAGTAGCAATATCGTTTGTTTTTTTATCCATAATTTTGAGAAATTCATCTAATGCATTAAATATTTGTTCCATTTCATATTTTTGATTTTTGAGGGACGCTGAATCGATTTCTTGAAGTATTTCATATACAATTGTAATTTTTCTGGTTGTCCACATTTTACCTAATTTTTCGTAGATTTTTTTTCTGATATCCATTTCATCTAATACGGTAGAATTGTCTATATAAGTACTATCATGTATTTCTGATGCATTCTCATTATTAATATATTTTTCGATAATTTTAATATAACTGACTAAACACCTTATAATTACTGGAAAATCTTTATAAGTTTGTTTTAATATTATTAATCCTTCTTTGGCTTTGCTAAAAAACCAAACAATTTTTTCATCTCCTTTTAGATATAATTTACATGCATTTTCAATATGTATATACATATTTAACAAATCTTCTTTTTGATCGCCCTTAAGCGTTCTTTCAGTGCCTTGTAAAAGAGATATATCTTGAATATACAATCTATTATCGGAGATACTTATTTTTGTACCAACTGGTTTATAAGATATAATTGCTAATCTTATTATGGTACTTAATGGATCGATAATTTGGGATTTATTTTGTCGTGGAAATAAATATTTAACTAATCCCCATCCATTATTTAACATGCTTATACTCGCAAATACTGGGTCCATAATAATTCACTATACATTATAATTATATAAATTCTTATGTAATAGTTGATCAATTTTTTACACATTCTAATGGATCTTCCCCTTTATATACATTACCATTATAATTGAGCCAACAATCAACTGAAGATTCCTTAATCGCTCTCTCAAATTGGCTAATTATTTTATCCTTCCTCTTCGCTATTTCTAATATATGTCTATCAACTGTATAAGTATCATCTGGATGTGTCGCGATATATACATAGATATCAACAAACCTATCGTCTTTCGGTAAATCTTTATGTGAACAAAATCTAACAGCTCTCCCAATTATTTGAATAATACGATTTAAGTTCCAATATGGATCAATTATATGGACTTGTCTAACTCTCATAAAAGAAACACCTTCTTTAACCGCGGGACTGCCTAAAATTATTTTGAGTTTTGTGCCATCTGTATTTGCCTTTTGGTTAAATATATTTCTAATTTCTTCTTTATATTCGGCAGTTTGTTCTCCTGAAAATTCTGCATATCTTTTACGTCCTTGTCCATGAGTTTTATAATTTTTATAACCATTATATTCTAATACTTTAATGAAAGTTTTTAATCCACCATATTCTTTAAAATTAGAATAAACAAATACTGGTCCATCCGATCTCCTTATCTTTCTTAATATTTTATAAAATTTTATCGAATATTCCTGTAAATTTTCCATATATTGTCCCTTTAAACTATCATATCCCTCCTTCCCTGTACCCTTATTCGGAAATGCTATATTAGATATTATCCTCGAACCAATGAAAAAATTATTAGGAAGATTTAATATATCTCCACTTCTAAATGGACCCTCTTTACTGAATACTGTTTTATATGATTTATATTGAAAATCACTCATATTGCATTTAACGTATTTTAATCGTTCTTGTGGAAATGCTACTGGAGGCGCACCTCTAAAATATGAAACATATCCTTTAATCATCTCCTTAAACTTATCCATTCTTTTTACTTTGTATTTAACATCTCCATTTTTTAATTTAGTAGCTTTTAAAAATGTTTCATTAAATTTTCCTCCAACTGGTAATGGTACTGGAGGACGTAATAAATTAATTGTCAATGCAATTTCTACGGGTTTATCAAAAATTGGAGTTGCTGATAATATAATAACTCTCAAATCATCTGGTGCTTTCAATAATACATTATAGAGTGTTTTATAATATGTTCCCCTTTCACTAACCATATTTTGGATTTCATCTATTATTAACACTTTATTCACAAAATTAATTTTATTTTTTTGAATAGAACTTATAAACTTATTGTAAGAATATATATCATAATAATCATCTATCCTTTCATTACTCCTCGATATAATATCCTTATATGTCTTAGTTGTCGGATGTAGTTTTGAAAGTCTTTCTCTTTCTGACTCAGTTAAATATTCATCACCTGCACATTCACTTCTTAATTCCTTCTTGAAATTTTCAACTAATGAAGCCGCTGTTACAAATATTATACGACGATCATGTTTCCATACTTCGCCAATTCTCACTGCTGAACAC